ATGACGAGTACAAATTAGTCGTAAAAAACACATACAAAACATGGGTAAAAAGTTACAGTTCATCAAAAGAGAAACTAGAAAAAGAAGCAGTCCATTTATCAAAGAAACACCCACATTGGACTATGTATGTAGTAAAAGAAAATCATAATATCTCTTGACAATGGGGCAATGTTGTGTTATACTGTATTATATAATCAAGAAGGATATATAATGTTTAATCATGAAACGGTAGTATTACCAGAAGTTACAACGAAAAATATAGATGGTAAGAGATTCTATCTTACACCAGAGGGTAATAAATACCCATCTATCACCACTGTCCTTAATGGACGAAAAGCAGATGGTTTAGTCCAATGGCGTAAGAGGGTTGGTAACGATGTTGCTAATCATGTTATGCGAACTGCTGCTAGTCGTGGTACAAAAGTTCATCAGATGTGTGAGGACTATTTAAACAATGAGTTTGATGAAACTAAACATAAAAAAGATTTTCTTCCATACTGTTTATTTAAAGAATTATCTTCACAACTCTTGTGCAAAATTGACAATATTAGATCACAAGAGTGTGGACTCTATTCTGATAAATATAAAGTAGCCGGTAGAGTAGATTGTATTGCAGAATATGATGGAGTCTTATCTATTATTGATTTCAAGACATCAAAAAGAGAACGTAGTGATGATTGGAATGAAAACTATTACATTCAAGGATCTGCATATGCAGAGATGTTTGAAGAACGAACAAGTCAACCTATTAGTCAAGTGGTTATACTTGTTGCAACAGAAGATGGAACTGTTCAAGAGTTTATCAAAGACAAAACGGATTACTTGCCTTTGTTGAAAGAAGCAGTCAGCGTCTTTAGAACAAAGGAACAGAACAGTGAAAAACTTACTGCTTAGTGTTCTTATCGGTATCGCTTTAACTACTACTGTATTTGCAATTGAACCGAATCAAGAACCACCATGCTGTGATATGGAAGAAGAGAAAGAGGTGTTACCACAAGTACCATCCCAGTTTATTATAACGAGGCCAATGACATGTAAACCAATAGATGAGATGGTTTCTTGGTTACGAGATGAATTGGGTGAAATACCATTTGTCAGTGGTGATGCTTATCTAATAACAAGAGAGGGTGGAACTATACCTCTAGAGATTATGTGGTCAATGAATCCTCAAACTAGTAGATTTACTCTAATTGAATTACATTACACAACTGGAGTGGCATGTCTTTTAGGGGCTGGTAAGGGTATGGAAATGCATCTACCAAAAGATAGTAAGACAAAAGTAGAAGTTTTACTTGACAATGGTATCTAAATGTGGTATAAATATAATACAATGTGTTGATACAAATTGAAGATTGAACTGGACTTGGGGGCAGTACCCAACGCCTCCACCATAAACACTCGTAGATGAGATATTGAATCACTGCTTGCGAGTGTTTCTTATGGGGGCGAAATAGGATCGACAGTCAAGGATAGATGCGAGGAATGTTGTCGGATGACTCCGTAATTGGTCAAGACTATAAATGCAAACGACAATTTTGCAATCGAGGGTTATGCACTAGCTGCTTAATCTCACGGAGTTCGGTAGGTACTTAGCAACAGAAACCTACCACTTTTTCCTCTGTAAAAAGAGGATTCGCAGGCGATACGACTGTAAAAATGCATCAAATAGCTAATGGTGTAATGTATCGGCGATGTTGGTGGACTACCAAGACTGATAAGGTAGACTCGAAGTGAATGGCCATAGATACCAACACGGCAGGGTGCGCTGGACGCCTGGGGGAACTAAAATAACCCTGCCTTTTTTTAATTAACTATGAGGATATAAAGTGATAAAATTCAAACAAAATTCAAAATCTTTTTCCATGAAAATAGAATCAATCGCAAAAGAAAAGAGGATATCACACATGGATGCTGTATTGGATTATTGTGATAGAAATGAAATTGAGCCTGATACAGTTGGACGTTTAATTAGTAAAGGATTGAAAGAGAAGATTGAAGCAAATGCAAGAGATTTGCACTTCTTACCAAAGCATGCAAAATTACCCATATGAAGAAATATTAAATTAAGTGTTGACAAAGGGCAACTTTTGTGGTAATATAAGTATATTAAAACTAAAACAGACATTGAAGGATTAAATTATGTCAAAATCAAGTGAAGGTTTCTTTGAAGCAAGGTGTGACGGTCTCCGAGTCCGTGTTAAAAACTTGGAATTTAACAACGCTGAATTGGTTGTTAAAAATAAAGAATTAGTGGAGAGGCTCTCTGAACTCTCTGTTCGTAAACCATATCCAACTAAGAGGAAACAATATGAAAAAAGGTGATCTAGTAACAGTATTGACCAATGCCGGTGAGTTTGTTGGTCGATTGAATATCAATGATGAAACAGGCGTTCATCTTGATAATCCTAAGATGATTGTAAATACACCAGAAGGTAAAATGGGATTTGCAAGGGGTGTTTGTATGACAGGCGAAGAGAACACTAAGAGTGCTATCTTTCGTGCTGGTGGTATAGTGTTAGTTACATTATCTAATCCAGATATAAATAAAGCATATACAGAAGTAGTAAGTGGAATAGTAATATAATGAATCTAAATTATTCAAAAGACCTTTCAAAAGATTATGAAACACTAAGTGAAGGTCGTAAAGCATATATAACTAAACATGCTAATAAGAAAGATATGGATGTCGATGCTTATCTAAAAGACAAATATATAATGACTCCATTTTCGATTATAAAAGACAAATATATATCTAAGATGGAGAAGTAGATGGATAACGGTATTCCAATATTTCCAATGGGTGTGATTCAGATTTACAATAATCCTAATCCGCCTGTTTACAAGAGTGACTTTAAGTTTACTGGTCAAGGTGGTAACAATCCAAACACAACACAGTTTGGTGATGAACTCCCTAACATAGTAAATCGTCCAGAAATGAACGAATTAAAGACATGGTTTGAATCATGTGTAAAAGATTACTTAGATAACGTAATGACTATTGCATATGATGAATTTTGGATACATGAAAGTTGGATTAACGAAGCACATCCAGGCAGTTCACAAAATATGCACAACCACGGTAATTCTATAATCAGTGGTGTGTATTATTTTGACAGTCATCCTAATCAACCACCACTAAACTTTGAAAAGGTTGCTTTCAATACCGACCCATTTATGTCTTTGAGAAAACATTACAATAGGGCAAATCCAAACTTTACAAATCAATTGTCTTTTCCATGTACCAAAGGTTCATTGATTATGTTTAATTCATATTTGTATCATGGATTTGGAAAGAATACTACAGATCATAAAAGAGTAAGTCTTGCATTTAATATACTTGCAAACTTATCTGATAGAGATCATTACAAACTAAAGTTTGAAAAGGAAGAGAGATTCTTTAACAACGAAACAGCAGAGTACCAAGTACAAGGTGGTATATCAGATAGTACTATTGCCAGAAAGATGTCTAAATGAAACACATAGTTTATGGTAATGGTGAATCAAGAAGAGAAGTGAGACACAGCGAGTGGACGACCACTTGGGGGTGTAATGCAATTTATCGTGATTTTACTGTTGACAATTTAGTGTCAGTAGACTATAATATGCAACAAGAGATATATGAAAGTGGTTATGTAAAGAGTAATAAATGCCACTTTGCAGATTGGGATATACTACCACCAGAGTTTGGTTATGAATCCTTGATTATGGGATGGGGTGATGGTGGGGTGCATCAAACAACAGAAATGCCTGAACAAAGGGGGTGTGTCGTTCAAGGTAAAACAAAACAATCAGTAGAAGAAAATATAGAAAAGATTATGGCACAAAATCCACATGCAGACGAGAATGATTTAAGAATCAAGATGTCTTATAATGTGGGCTTGTTTATAACACATTTAGGTGAAGATATGGTAAATGACATAGGGTATCCAAAAGGATGGTCTACTGGAAATACTGCTATTCACCTTGCATGTCAACAAGGTGCCAAAGAATTATACATGATAGGGTTTGACGGAAATGAATTTGACAAACCTATAAATAACATGTATAAGGGTACAAAGAATTATGTATCCGAAAGTGCCAAAGGTTTCAGTCCTATAATTTGGAATGATCAGTTTAACACGATAGTCAAGGAATTTCCTAACGTCATGTTTATTCAGATTGGTGATAAGGATGAAACTCTAGGCGTAAATCAGAAAACAATGACATACGAAACATACGAAAAAGGAGTATTATAATGTCTTTAGAAGAATATAGAAAGTCCAAATCATTGGATAAGTTACTTGGTGCCATGGCAGAAGCTGATGAACCACAAGTTCAAAAGAAATCATATGTAGACGAAAGAATGTGGAAACCAGAGTTGGATAAAACTGGTAATGGTTATGCAGTTATTCGTTTCTTGCCTGCGGCACAAATTGAGAAATCATGGGTGAAGTTATATTCACATGCTTTCCAAGGGCCAACTGGACAGTGGTTTATTGAGAACTCTCTTACTACTCTGCCTGGTGGTAAAGACCCAGTGTCAGAACACAATACTGCATTGTGGAATAGTGGTGTAGAGTCCGATAAGGAAATTGCTCGTAAACAAAAGAGGAAATTATCTTATTACTCAAACATCTATGTGGTAAGTGACCCTAACCATCCAGAGAACGAAGGTAAAGTTTTCTTGTTCAGATATGGTAAGAAGATTTGGGATAAGATTTCCGAAGCTGCAACACCAGCATTTGAAGATGAGAAACCTTTAAACGCTTTTGATTTGGATGAAGGTGCAGACTTCAAATTGAAGATTCGTAAGGTAGACGGTTACTGGAACTATGATAAGTCAGAGTTCACTTCACCAACTAAACTTGCAGAAGATGATAAGTTGGAAGAAATCTTTTCTAGTCAACACGACTTACAGAGTTTTCTTGCTCCTACTAACTTCAAGTCTTATGACGAACTTAAAACTCGTCTAGATATTGTATTGTCTGGAACGGTAGTTGCTAGAACAGCAGAAGCCATTATGGATGATCCAATTGCACCGATTGTTGATACTAAAGAAGTATCAGCACCAGTACAAGTCAGTGAAGAAGATGACGATACTATGTCATACTTTGAGAAGTTGGCAAGTAACTAAAACATAGCATCTAAGCCAGGGGCATTGTTGTTAGTCATTAACGACTGCCCTTGGTATGTTGTGGATTTATTCGCATTATCAATAGTTTTTCTCTCATCCCTAATTACTGTGGTGTTTGTTGTACCACCTCTTGGATTAGACATTTGTTCTGAACCAGTAATCATCTTTTTCTTTTCTGCCTCTGCAACTGGATCGATTGATCCGGCTTCAACAGAATTTGCATTATTAACTAAATCCAAGCCTGTTGCTGGATCTAATCCAGCAAACTTATAAACTGCATCTGGTATAGGATTAAGGTTCACTTCACCACCACCAAACTTTTTACCAAATAAAGTCATAGATGGTAAATCAAAAGATAAGAAATCTGGAGGTGGTAGAATAGACTTTAGAAGATTAGCTATCATATTACCAGCATCACCAGCTATTTTACCCATACTAGGAACTTTAAAGTCAAATAAACCTTTTACAAAATCTATAGCTTTATCAACAACACTCATAATATACTTACCCAGACTAAATGGTGTTGTTTTACCTTGTTCATCTTTACCAAAACCAAATATATCTCTAAAGAAGTTTATTGCAAGATTATAAGGTAGTAGGATTATATCTAAAAACTTAGTGGCAAAAGTATCGCCTGGTTTGAATGTAAACAGATCCTTAAAAAAACCTATAATATTTGCAAACTTATCACTAACAAAACTAGTAATTCCATTCCAACCAGCAGTTACCTTATCTTTTGCAAAATTAAACGCTGATGAAAAAACACCAGTGACACTCTTAAATACATTTTTTGCGCCGTCTTTTACACCATTCCAAGTTTTGGATATGAACCCAGTGATATTGCCGTATATGTCACTAAAAAATTTACTGATAGATCCACCTATAGAATCAGTTCCCTCAAATCCAAATATCTTACCAATTATATTAAATATACCAGTGACAGCATTATCTAAGGTATCTATTAGGAATGTTGCAATTGAACCAAATAGTTTTGTGATACCACCAAGAATATCACCCTCTTGAAATAGTTTAAATGCATCACCAATTCCACTGAATACCTTTTTAATATTAGCCCACTGTTTAAGGAATACATCTTCAATAATTGGGTATATCTCTTTTACAAAGAAATCTACTATTTTCATAATTACTGGAAAAATATCTTCTTTGAATACCTTAACAAGTTCCATAACTGCTGGTATTACTTTGTTTATTAAAAAGGTTTTTAGTTGGTCGAAGTATTTACTATTAACAAATGCAAAGATTGCTGGAAGTAAGAGTGCTAAAGCACCTTTCTTAATCATACCAATTAATCCACCACCACCACTCTTTGCCACATCTACAACACCACCACCTAAACCTTTTAATCCATTTTTGATACCTTCTAAACTCGCTAATGATTTAAATGTTGCAGCCATATTTGCTGCTCTAGATTTCGCTTCTTCTTTCATTCTACCAGCGATACCCATTTTATTCTTTTTTTCTAATCTTGCTTCTTGTCGTGCAATACCAGCTGCATCTCTTTGTAGTGCAATATTCTCTTCTGCATTACCACCAGCTTTTGTTATCGCATCTTTCATTTCTTGTAGTGCAACTTTTTGTGCTTCAATATCTGCTTTTTCTGCTTGTCTGCCTGCAAGTTCTTCTGCTGATATACCTAAGAGTTTTGCCTGATTGTCTAAGACTTTGATATCCCTATCTGCAGCTGCTCGTGCTTCTTTAGATACACCCTTTGCAGCGTTGCCAGAAACCTTTGAGAGTTTCCTCAATTCTGCAACTTGATCAGCACTGTAAACTTTATCAGATAAGGCTTTCTGCTTATCAGCTTCCATTGATTCAGCAATTTTTGCATTGTTTGCTTTTAGGGCATTAATTATATCTCTGTCGAATTTATCAGCCATTACTTAATTACCTTCTTTAACCATAGATACAATGCATAACAACCAAATAAGTATGCTGTTGCTACACCTACATCTAATATGTGTTCTCTCATGTGATATATAAATTCAATACCTGCTTGAACATCACCCATACCAGCAGGATCAACAATAATTTGTTCTACTTTACCATCTTCACTAAACTCTATAGCAGTTCGTTCTGTCTCTTGAGCCATTACTTTTTACCCATTGCCTGTGTACCGAAGAACGCAGCGACAATCGCTGCAACGGATACGAAGTATACACTTGCCATACTTCCAAGTATCTTACTTGCTTGATCTAAACCTAATGCCATTGCAAGTACAACTGCAAAAGGATATAACAACATACCACCTAGTGCGAACCATGCCATCTTACGTTGTGCATCTCGCATTGCATCTGCATCTTCTAATTCTTTACGTTTAAATTCCATATACATCTCATGTTCATCTGGACTAACTTTGCCATCACCATTGGTATCTGCTGGATGGTGTCCAGTTTCTTTAATCTCATCTGCCATTTGTTCTTCCTCTCGTAGTCTTTCCTTTACACCTATTTATTCTTATTGTTATCTCTCTCGACTCTTTCATTCTCTTTTTTAATGTATTCTGCAAGTAATCCAGTATATATTTCCCTTTCCCAAGGTATCATATCTTCTAATTCACTCAAACTATATTGATGATGTTGCATCAACGAGAAGTTCATCTTGTAATAGTTTTCTAGTGTTTCATGAGAAAGGATTACCCTAAAAAACTTTGCAGCCCCTCCAATAGCACAGTAGATTCTACTTTAGTCTTTGGATTGACTACCGTAATTTCATGTCTAAGTCTAGGCATAGTTTCAAAGAAACTAACTACTGATTGAAATTGTTGTGTATTCATCTGATCAACAAATTCTTGTACCTCTTTATCTGATACATCAACTCTTTTGTAAATCTTATCATCAAAATGCATTTCATTAATACAATGATTAATCATCTCAAACATCATTGCTGCATCCCCACCAGTGGAATATTTTGCATAATCCTTTAGTGTAGGGTATCTCATAATAAGGTTAATTTTATCTGTTATAGAAACAACATTTGTGTGTTCATCAAACATTTGAGTTTCAATTTCATCTAGTTTAATATCAATTGAAACTTTTGTCTTTCCATCATCTGGGCAAAGTACAGATACTTTAGCAGTTTCCCCAACTGATTTTGCACGAATTTTCATAAACAAGTATTCAATATCAAATACTGGTTGTCTCTGTGCATCAATACCACCATCGGTACAAGATGCAACTAATTCAGTAATTGTATTTGCTATATTGCTTACATCGTCACTCTCTTGTGCCATCATAAGAACTTTTTGTTCTTTGACTAAGAATGGACGGTATTTTGTTATTACGCCTGAACTAGGAATTGTTATTTCATAGGTAGGGGTATCTAGTCTTGGTAGTGCCATAATTATTCATCCTTTATTAATTATCTTTTCGTAAATGCTACGTTTTTCAAATTCGTTCTTCTCACTGTGTCAACACCAATTGATTCAAGCATTTCTTCTATTGGTGCAGGCAATGAACTTTCAGAATTTAAAGACTTCCAATATCTATAGGAGAATGTTACACCTACAGTGTGAAAGGAGTCATTGGTTGCATAGTCCAAAGATTGTTCTGCAATCTGTTTTGGAAATGCATCAACTAATTCAATGCCATATGTTCTGGCGTTCAAATTGTTTAACTGGTATATAGTGACACTACCAACGTAGTCATCGTAGTATCCCATAGACCAAGTCTGTGGATTATATGCGAGTCTTTGCCAACTCTCAAATAATTGTTTTTCTTTCATATCTGGGCCACATTGAAAAGTGCCTGTTACTTCTGGATAACTATATCCTTGAACAATTTCTCTTGTCGGGCCATATATGTTCGTGTCTGCTTCGGTATCAAGAGTTCTGCCTGGAAAAGATATTTGTGAACATCTCAATCCAGTTGCTCTTGCTGTTCCATCACTATTAACTTTACCCATAAGTAGGGAAAATACGTTATCTAGTGCATTACCACTTTTCTGTGAACCTCTAGTTCCAGTTGGACATGATAGAATTACTTCAAACTTGTTAGGTTGTGCAACACCATCATTACGAAATCCAGCGGCTGCGCTTTCAATGTCATCTGATACAACACCTAATTGTCTTAGTATATCTTTTGCAATACTCATTATACCATCTTTCTTGAATCTGACCAGACTGCTGCTGCAGAGGCTTTCTTAAATCTTTGCACTGGCAGTAGAGTTGCTACAGTTAATTCATCTGCATCAATTCTTCTGAATTGACTTTTTGTATATCCTGCCAAGTATTTATGTATAGTTGGTTTGACTAATCTAATACCTTTTACTTTATTATATGTGACATTTAATATAGTTTTTTCATTAAATAATGTATTACTACTAAAGTCTACTATTCTATCAAGCAATCTTATTCTAAGTGGTATTGGTAGATAGTGAAAGTTGATACCTAAAAATCCATCACTATATAGTTCTAACGGTAGAACTAAAGGGAATGTATCATAGTAGGGCAACTTCTTTGCATCTCTAGGTGAATAGATAAACATATTTAAACGCCCAAAGTGTGGTCTGGTTGACCTTTTACCATCTCTGATTAAGTCCATAGTGGTTGGTGTGCCAAACTCTTTTATTTTTTCTCTATACCAATCAGTAGACTTTGGACGACCTTTTGCCGCGTCTTGAACTGCTTTAATGTACTTAGATACTGCCATCTAATTTCTTTCTATTTTCAAGGTGTTCTGATTCAACGTCATCTTTTGATTGTCCATGATATGCAACTGCATAATGTTTTTCAATCATGAAGTCGTTAAGGATACTACCATCTTCTAATCTGAACTTACCAAGTATTCTACCATATTTTCCAGACTTATCTTTTTCTGTAATTAGTGTTTGTGTAGAACCAACGGGCATATGAGACTTGACTACTTCTTTTGCTATATTCCCATACCTTTTTTCTTCTAAATCTCTGGTTCTAGACTCTGGTGTATCAATACCATATAGTCTAATTCGTTCTTTGTGCATCCACATACCGAAACCTAAATCAATGTCAACATCTACTGTGTCGCCATCTACAACTCTTAATATTTTACATTTATACTCATACATACTACTATTTATACCTTATTCCTAGATGTTCTTCTGTTAGTATTTTAAATTCCCAATTCCTATCCAGACAATACTCATTTGCATAACGCCATTTTGCCTGATTAATACCCCATGTTTTTACCTTATTATACCATGCTTTTGTCTTTCGAGCAGGTTTCTTTTCTGGTGGACTACACTGGTTTTTTGGTTTAATTTCAATAATAAACTTCTTAATAGAACCATCTGTTTGTTTTGCCTTAATGTAGAAATCTGGAAAATATCTATGTTTCCTTCCATCCCACGGAGATACATAGGGAATTATGTGTTCTTCACTTCCCCATTCTAGAATGTTATTACTATTATCAGCATACACCATGAACTTACGCTCCCAAAGTGAACGGTATACCACATTCATAGGATTGCCAATATACTTATCAGTGTTCTTTAGTTGGTATTTTCCTTTGTAAGCCATTATAAATAGTTATAACCTTCCGAACTATTTAGGGGTAGACATGGCAATAGATTTTAGTAGATCAAGAGCAATTTCAACGCTCAAAAAAACATTAAGAAAAGTATCTGGTAACTTACCAGGCCTTGCTGGTATTATATCTGGTAGAGGTTCAGACAATTCTGATTTCTCTGGACTAAACCGAAAAGCAAAATCACCGAAGATGTATGCATTTCCGATAGATGTTACAGCAGCGCCTGGATTGGGTAATCATGGACATTACATGATCTTTTATGTCAATCAACAGTCAAACGCTAAATTGAAATTTGGAACGCCAGAATCTGGTTCAGCCCAAATGAAGAGAGAAGAGAAGAGTAGAAATATTCCAAAATACATTAAAGAAATGCTACCAGATGGTTCTGGCAAGACTGATACAAAACAATCAAACGAAGTACAGAAACAAGTACACGCTGATATCCCACTTGCTGGTGGGCCTCCAAACCGAAACACTAACATCAAACCAGCGACAGGCCGTGCCGGTGCAAAAAAAACTTCTGGTTCTACAGTATTTTTAAAGAGACCACCAACAACAAGATTAGATACAGCAATTGCATTGTATATGCCTCCACAAGTACAAGTATCATATAAATCACAGTATTCCGATACTCCAATTGGTGGTGGAACTGCAGCCGCAATGGATGTATATTCTTCTGTTATGGCTGGAAGGGGTGCTGAAAGTTCTATGAAAACGGCGATTAATAAAGGTGGACAAGCATTAAAAGAGGGTGTAAAGGGTACTGTACTTTCAATGGTAGGTGCATTGCCTGGTATGGGTGGTGCAACAGAAGCATTTGAGATTGCTCAAGGATATATTCAATCAGACAGAATGGAACTTGCATTTAAAGGTATTGATAAAAGAGCCTTTCAGTATACATTCAAGATGATACCAAGAAACGACAAAGAATCAGACGAAATACGCAAAATTATATTTGCTTTTAAAGCAAACATGTTACCAGAGTTTAAAGATGGTGTTAGAAATGGGCGAGAGATGATAATGCCTAATACATTTGATATAGAGTATATGTATAATGGTAAAGAGAATGATTACCTACATAAGATATCTACATGCGTATTAGAAGATTTACAAGTATCACAAGGTGGAAGTAGATATAAAACATTTACTGCAAAAGACGATGGTGCTCCACCAGTGGAGACCAGCATAACATTGAGTTTTAGAGAACTAGAACTTATCACCAGAGAAAGAGTACATGAAGGATTCTAATTATGGTTACACTTACAGATAATGCAAAAGAATATCTCACCAGTATTAAAGAAAATGACCATATCACTTTAGGTGTTAATGGGGGTGGTTGTTCTGGATTTCAATATGTCTGGGATTTTAAGAAAAACTGGCCTGATGTCAAATGGGGTAAACCTATTGATGATTTACTAGTTCTAGACCCTATAGCAGAAATGTATGTTATAGGTTGTACAGTAGATTATGTAAAAGAGTTAGGTGGTTCTTATTTAAAAGTTATTAACCCAAATGCTACTTCATCATGTGGATGTGGTGAGAGTTTTGCAGTTTAGGAGAAAAGATGTATTTTAATTCATTTCCAGTAATACCTTATGACAATGAAGGTAATGGTAATTTAAAAGATGTGACTAATCTTTTGAGAAGAGTTGCTGTAAGGACAAAGGTATCTGCTAATACTGCAATGTTTGATACATATGATATCAAAGAGGGTGATTCACCAGAAATTCTTGCTGATAAGTTTTACGATGACCCAGAGTTACATTGGGTTATTTTATTGATAAACAATATTACAGATAGATATCATGGATGGCCTATGAATACTCCACAATTCCAAGCATATGTAAAGGATAAGTATGTAAACCCAGATTCTATACACCATTATGAAATATCACAATCATCTGGCAAAACAACAGTAAACATAGAGGTAAATGATTTGGATACATATCCTAATGCAACACCTATAACTAACTTTGAATATGAAGAAAAGAAACAAGACACTAAACGTAGTATTAGATTACTCGACCCTAAATTTGTTCCAGACTTTGTAGATGAATTTAAAACAAGAATAAGTGAGTCGGTGATATAATGGCTGGAATTAATTTTGCTGGTGAGTTTAAAGTTGAAGAGGCTAACTTACATACTTCTAGTGGTAATGTAACTGATATAAGTAAGTTAATTATTACTGTAGATTTGTTTGAGAACATTTTTGAAAAACAAATGTCTGGAA